GTAACGGTAACGGGGACTAGCTTAGGGCTAGACGCAGAGACTCAAATAAAAACCCTCATTACAGGCCAAACAATCAGCTTAATGCGAAGTGTTAGCGAACACGCCAGAATAGACCTTAATATTGCGAGCGGGTACACGGTAATACTCATACAGGACGGCATATCTAACATCATTAAAATTAACGGTGGAGACTCTACCATCCGCATATTGCAGGGGGGTTGATGAAAAAAGCCATTGTAGGGGTCATTGCGGCGGTGCTGTTTTCTGCGCTAATCTACCAGCCGACCATTGTTCAAATTATAAAGCTTAGAACCTTTGACTATTTCGTACCTACGGAGGAACCAACAGGGGCTATCACGCTCTTAAATCTCACAGAGTCAGACATTCATAATGAGGGTGGATGGCCATTCCCTAGAGAGCGGCTGGCTGAAATTCATATTGATCTATTAAACGCGGGCGCAATATCGGTGTCGTGGGTGGCAGTGTTTAGCGAGCCCGATAGGTTCGGGGGCGATGCCTATTTTGCTCAGGCGCTGTCTTATGCTCCCAGCGTAATCGCCATGTTTGAAACTGACGACTTTAAAGAGATGCCCAAAACGGAGGGCACTGTAATTCTGGGGGATGATATTGGCGGCATAAAAGCTAAAGGAGTAACCCAAAACATCAAAGCTTTGCGGGAGGTTGCTTTGCAGGGGGTGGTGTCCGCGCCTGTAGATGTAGACAGCTTGGTTCGGAGAATGCCCTTGTTAATGCGTAGTCCTGACGGTTGGATGGCTAGCTTTGGCACCCAATTGCTAAAAGCGGTCACAGGAACAAGCACCTACGTCATTAAAACTAACGCTAACGGCATTCAGGAGATTAGAGTTAAACAGCTAAACCCTATCCCCACTGACAGCGATGGGCGCGTGTGGGTTAACTGGGTTGCCACTGAATCAACTACGCTTAAAGAGATGAACGTAGAGGGCAAGGTGGTTATAGTCGGGACAACCGCGAAGGGCATTCTGCCTCAAGTATCCACCCCTAAGGGGCTTTTATACCCCCATCAGATACAGGCCTCATTAGCGGAGACTATAATTCACGCCTCAGAAAAGCCTATGCCAATGATACCCAGTGAATCGCTACTCTATGAGATGTTAAATTTCATATTTGGGATGCTACTGGTCTTTATATTTATAAACTATCTAGGGGTGTATTTAGGCTTGGCCCTATCTACGGCTTCAATCATAGGGATGGGAGCGTTTGGCTTGATGCTAATTGGCAGGGGCATACTGGTAGACGTTACATGGACGATGGTTTCCCAGTTTGTTGTGGCATCGGCGACGTTCTACCTTAACTATAAGGAGCAATACAAGCTCAGGCAGTTAATCAAAAAACAATTTGAGCATTATTTAGACCCAAGGCAGGTAAAACGATTACAAGAAAACCCCGACTTGCTCAAGTTAGGCGGCGAAAAACGCTATTGCACGTTTCTATTTACTGATGTTCGTGGGTTCACGGCCCTATCCGAGAGGGTAACGCCAGAAGAGGTCGCTTATATCATGAACAAAGCCCTTACAGCCCAGCAAACCGCAGTCGCTGAGTGTCACGGAATGGTAGATAAGTATATTGGGGATGCAATGATGGCTATATTCGGAGCGCCTATGGACCTAGAAAACCACGAGGATTGGGCTATCAAGTGCGCGAAGCAAATAGGCAGGAATATGGATGAATTGAATTTAGAGTTTGAGGCCAAGGGATTGCCGCCTATTAAGATAGGCATCGGGATAAACAGCGGTGACGCTATTATTGGGAACATGGGCTCAGATCAACGCTTTGACTATACCGCCATCGGTGATGCGGTTAATATAGCGGCTAGGCTTGAGTCTGGGACTAAAGATGCAGGGGTGGATATATTGATTGGAGAGGGGACTGCCCATAACGCAAATTGTAGGTTACAATCCGTTCAAGCTATCACGGCTAAAGGGAAAACTAACAAACTAAAGGTTTTTACCATTGAAAAACATAGAACTTAGCAAGATAGAGGCACACGAAGCGTTGTGCTTGCTACGGTATGAGAGCATTGAAAGACGACTTAAATCAGGCGATAGGCGTTTTGACAAACTAGAATCTATGTTATGGGCGGTTTATCCGTTCATGCTGGCGTGTCTTGCCGTAGCGAAGTTTGCTTGATACTATTGACCTGCAAATTCAAAACCCCAGCAGGGGATAATTACAGCAGAGGCTATTATGGGTAAGGCAAAAGATAAAGCAGGCGTTACAGATACAGTGGCTATTGAGCATACAAAGGGGGCTGACGCATCCAAGATTGAATTGGAAGCTGAGCCACAGGTGTTTACCTATGCTGATTTTGATCAAGGGGTGCAAAAGCAGTGGCCTGTAGAGGCAATCGGCGGAGAGTGTGTGTTATTTATTCAGCACGTTCAGGCATTGCAAGACGAGTTAAATAAATTTCAATCAGAGATGAATCAATTGCAACTTAAAATGAATGATAAAAATTCAGCGCTTAAGGATAACAGGGAGCGAATCAGAGGGCTTTTGCCTAACGACAAACTTGCAGTAATAACCGCACTTGAAAGGCGCGAGGAAGCAACTCACTAAGAGGGCCGATTATGGCTGGCATTACAGTGGAGACACAACCGACAACGGAGCCCTTATCAGGAAGTGAGATAAAGGCTTATTGTAGGGCTGACAATGATCTTGATCTTGATGCTTTGTTGATGATGGGTAAAACCGCCCGCCAATTCTGCGAAGAGTTTACCAATAGAGCCATGCAACTTCAGACTTTAAATCTATTTTTAGATTCTGGCGTAGATCAAAGCGGCCCCTTATGGGAGGGTATGAAAACAGGCCCAGACCTAAATCACTACAAAAACTATATCACCCTAGCTAGAAGCCCAGTAAGCTCGGTCACAAGTGTTGAGACTTTTGATGATAATGATGTGGCGACCACGTTTGATGCCACAAAATATTACGTTGATACCCTTAGAGAGCCCGCTAGGATAACGCTGAGAACTGGTGAGACATTCCCGACAGCCATGCGAGTGGCAAACGCCATTAAAGTCACCTACATCGTGGGTTATGAGAATGTAGGGCTAGTCCCTGAGCCTTTAAGGTTAGGAATGCTGATGCACGTTGCTTATATGTACGATCAGCGCGGGGATATGAAGGATTACCAGCAAACTCTAGCGATGCCACCTATGATTCAAAAGCTCTACGCTCCCTACGTTATACATGGGGGCATGGGTAGCTCTGTATTGATGGCGACAGGGTAATGTCAAACTCTGGCGCATCTACAGGTGCAATGCGAAAAGCCATCGTGATACAGGTTGTTGCTAGTACAACTGACAGCGGTGGCGGGCGTGGGGTGGTTTGGTCCACGTTTAAGACCGCTTTCGCGCACGTTCAGCAACTTTCAGCGACAAACAAGTATACGCAAGGGGTTATTGACGAGAAAGGCGCATACACCTTTACAATGCGTTATACGGCAGGTATCACAAACTCCCACCGAATCAGCTACGATTCAAAGCTATTTAGCATCACCTCTGTCATAAACCTTGATGAGCGAAATAAGTATTTAGTCATTAAGGGTATGGAAGGGGTTGCCGTATGAGTTTTGTTATCGTTAATGAAAAGCAATTTATAGCGAAGCTAACCAAGAGGCTGGTTGACGCTCCACTGGTTCATGCTAAAAGAGCTGTCTTGCTTGCCGCCAATGAAGTTAGGAATCAGGCTATTAACTCTATAGCTAGAGGCGCGAAGAGTGGGGGAGTAGTTAAAAAATACAACCCTAGCCGAACACACCTGCAATCTGCCGCAGGGCAAGCTCCCGCAACTGATACTGGTTTCCTAGTCTCTCAAATTAGCGCATCAGCTTACGTTCAGGGAGCAACGGCTATAGGGGAGGTTGTATCAGCGGCTCCTTACTCAAAGTATCTTGAATATGGCACTGTAGGTATGTCAAAAAGACCTTTTATGGCCCCCGCACTAAGGAAAAGCTCTAAAAAAATAAAAGCAATTTTTATTCGTGAAGGGTTGCTAAATCTTAAAGGGGCTAAGAAATGAGCATCCACCAGTTTGCATTGCAGACGGCAATTTTCACGTTGCTGTCCGCAGATAACAATTTAACAAGCACTTTAGGTGCCAGCGTATTTGACGATGTTCCCGAGGAAACAGCCTACCCATACGTCCAGATAGGCGAGGATACGGCTATTGACTACAGCACTAAAGATTTGAATGGTTCAGATGTTTCAGTTAACTTGGATGTTTGGAGCAGATATAGAGGTAGTTTGGAGGCAAAAAATATAATGGACAGGATACACACACTGTTGCATGATAGCAGTCTGTCTGTTGCTGGAGCCAATTTCATTAATATGCGATTTGAGTTCAGTGATATAATCAGAGACCCAGATGGGATTACGAGGCATGGAGTAATGAGATTTCGTGCAATTATGCTAGGTTAATGTACTCAACGAAAGTTGATAGGAGAATTTAGATGGCGGCACAAAAAGGTTTAGACTTATTACTCAAGATTGATATTTCAGGAACGTACACCACTGTCGGTGGTCTACGCTCTACATCAATCACCATGAACGAAGAGTCCGTGGATGCTACTAGCAAAGACTCGCTAGGCTCTCGCACCCTACTTGCGGGCGGCGGTGTTCAAAGCGTATCTATTTCTGGCTCTGGTATCTTTACTGATTCAACGGCAGAGGTTGCGGTTCGTACTGCTTATGCGGCTCAGGCAAATACCACTGATGGCTCAACAGGTCAAACAGCGGCCTTTGAGAGCTTTCAAATTTTCATACCAGCCCTAGGCACATTCACTGGAGCATTCCAAATTACATCGCTGGAATATGCTGGTGAATACAATGGTGAAGCAACTTATTCTATATCGTTAGAGTCAGCGGGCTATACTACGTTTTCGGTTTAATGGGGGTGCTGTATGTCTTGGACTGTAGCTAAGGTAAAGGTTAACGGCGTTAAAACGGCTGGAATGATTAAGGGTGACAAGGTAACTTGCGCCTGTCCAGAGGGCTTTACGGAAGCAAGTGAGATGATGATTAACGGCAAAAAGCACGACGTTGTGGCTTGCCGCCTTGATGCTAGAGATGGCGTTTTACACTTAACAGTCGCAAAAGCGGCTACAAAAAAGGAAAAGTCAGATGACAAACCCAATGAAGGGCGAGCTACTTCTTAAACTTGCAGGTAAGGATTACAAGTGCCGATTAACCATTGATGGCATTATCAAGATTGAAACTGAAATTGATAAGGGCATCATCG